ACGGAAACAAAATATGTCGGTGCCATGTCACCTAAAACAGATGCTGCTTTTTCTAAACCTGTCAACACAGATAATACGACGAGTGTGGGATATAATAACATACCGGCAAGTGCAAACCACGCCATTCGACGCTGAGCATCTTCTTTCTTATCTTCATTCTCAAGTCTTACTAACTTTTGGTCCATCTCAAATTCCTCATCAGTCACAATTCCATCACCATCAAGGTCATACTTTTCGTAATGACTACCCTTTTCTAATTTTTTTTGAGCCATGATACTCCCCTAGATAGTTTTTACTATTTATTACTTTTTTCGATAAATTGTTTTTCTTCGTCTATGTGATTTAATAATAAACCCACATAGATTTCCCTCTCCCACGGCATCATATTATCTATTTCTGTTAAGCTCCAATTGTGATGCTGTATCATGCCAAAATTTAATTTATAATAATTGTGTAATGATTCATGAGAGAGGGCTATCAAAAAAAACTATCAATACCCTCAATCACTATTTCACCTTTCTTTTTAGTTTTTGGATTTGTTATCTTAACGACATGTTGAACCTTCGGCATAGTATCAAAAAACTCTGATATCCCCTCAAACTGTTCATTGTTAAGATTTTCAATGAACTCTGCCAATTCTTTCTCCGACATATCAACTCTATGGTATATTTTATCTCCATCATGAATTTCATGTACGCATCTTTGTATCATTTTGAAAACGTCAAAAATTTCATTTTGAAAACCTACGGTATCGCCAAGGGTTGGGTATCTCATGACTATTTTTATTTTTTCTGTAATTTTTATTTCATTAGTGTGGTCAGCTTTCATTATTACATCAATGTCTTCTAAATTTATAGTCTTTTTAACCCTAGTTTCTTCATCATCTGGGCACAGTAAACTTAATTCTATTTTCTCACCCACAGATTTTCCGCGTATTCTTAAAAAGAATAACTCCACATCGAAAAGTGGTATGTTGAATGGATCAATTTGATCAAAAGTACAATCTTTAACAATTTCCGCAAGGGAATTTTGCATGACGGCTTCATCTTCTGACTCTTGTGCCAGAAGTAACTTTTTTTGCTCTTTTACTAAAAAGGGTCTATATTTAATCATTTCACCCGTAGAGGGTTGCTCCAACAAATAAGTTGGAGTGTCAAGTTTTGGTAATGCCATAATCTTTCATCCTTTATATTATAAAATACGTCCAAGTTTATTCAGTACCGCAGGAACATTTCTCGTTAGATTCCTTTCGGCACTATTCACTACAGTCTCCAAAGCTCTATCAAAGAAACTTACGTCTGGGTTTTGGCTTTGATCTAAGCTAGTCCAGTATCTAAAAGAGAATCCGACTGACGTTAAAAATAATGTATCGTTGGCATCATATGCCAAAGAGGTTGGATTCACTGTCTTTGGAAAAACCTCCCACAACTTAACACCATATCGTCTTTGGTCTTGTTTGTCTAAAATGTATATTTCAAGTTCACCAGTGTAGTCATCGTAATATTGTAAATTCCAAGTTTTCTCATTGAAGGTTTGTCTTTGCCAGTTTTCAAAAAAAACTCTTTCCTGTAAATCAGAACTGGATTGAAACTCAATATCAATTTCATCAGCGTAAGTAACTCCATCCACAACTTGTCTGCTTGGACCATATATGTTGGTATCCTCAGCAGTATTCAATGACCGGCCTGGGAGAACTGCACTTTGTGCTCTCAAAGCAATCCTGCTGACATCAGACTGTCTTTGCAATCCCTCAAATGGGTTTTGTTGATTGAGACTTCTGGGGCCGTTAATAACCACCTCATATCTATTTGGTTGCGCATAACCATCATCACTATGAAATCCGGCCAACAAATCATTCAATAAACCAAAAGCTGTACCTTCCAAAAACTTTGCAAATTTTGCCATTACACCATACCTCTAGAGTCTTTCCATACCTCATTTGCAGCTGCTTTCTTAAATCTTTGCACTGGTAGAAGAGTTGCAATCATAAACTCATCGGCATCTATTCTACGGAACTGTGATTTTACTTGACCAGCTAAATATTTGTGTATGGTTGGTTTTACTAATCTTATTTTCTTTACTGTTTGGTATTCAACAATTAGTCTTGTTTGTTTATCAAAGTCTGTATCATTAGAAAAATCTACTAACCTATCTAGTAAACGTATTCTTAAAGGGATAGGTAGATAGTGAAAATTGATACCAAGGAATCCATCACTATATCTTTCTAAGGGTAAAACTAGCGGAAATGTATCATAATATGGAAGTGTTCTTTTAAATTTTGGATCATAGATAAACATATTCAATCGACCAAAAAATGGTCGATTGTTTCTTTTGCCATCACGAATTAAATCCATTGCACCTGGCTTACCAAATTCTTTAATTTTGTCTCTGTACCACTGTGTAGATTTTGGTCTGCCACCTGCTGCATCTAAAACACTCTGAATATATTTACTTCGTGCCATAGTATTATTTATAACGAATACCTAATTCGTCCTCCGTTAGAATTTTAAATTCCATATCGTTATTATCGCACCACTTTTTCGCGTGTTTCCACTTGGCATCATTTATGCTATATGTCTTTACTTCATTCAACCATTTTTTAGTTTTTCTACTAGGACTAGGATTGGGTGGCTTAGTTTGTTTTTTAGGTTTTACCTCTATGATAAACTTTTTTATACCCCCTGTTGCCTGTTTTACCTTAATATAGAAATCTGGAAAATAACGATGAACTCTGCCATCCCAAGGAGACAAGTAAGGTATAATAATTTCTTCACTTCCCCATTCGAGTATATTATCGCTGTGGTCACAGTACACCATAAATTTACGTTCCCATAAAGAACGGTAAATTATGTTATGTGAATCCCCTTTATATTTTTTAGGATTTTTAGGAGTATATCGACCTTTGTATGCCATGATGTATAAATATAATTAAAAGTGCTTCACAAGGATATTTAGAATGAGCGTCACACAGTTCGTAAAGTTCAATGCATTAAATATAGCTAAGGCTTCGGCAGCAGGTGTACTTAATAGAGCTATCTCTCAAGGTGCAGCAAGTATCCTAAGAAACCCAACACCTGCACCTTTTGCAGCTGCTCGAGGAAGAAAAAATGGATTAATTTTAGCTTATCCATTTAACGTGGATGAGGATGAACGGCAAGGTCACTTCATCAAGTTTAAAATTAAAGACCAAGTTAGCCAGGGTAAATTAAAGTCGCCTAAAGTTCCAAGAGCTGTTCAGCAGGACCTAGCTGCCACGGAAGCTGCTTTTGCCGAAGTAATACCAGATAATCTTGTTGATCAATTATCAAATGCAAGAGGTGCAACGTTTCGGTCATTGGTCCAATCTCAACTTGAAAAAAGAGAAACTGTAAAACAAATAGCTTTGTACATGCCAGCCACCATAGATGTAAACTATACTGTATCATATGGCGATAATGAAATTGGTGCACTTGCTATGACAGGGCAAAATATTCTTGAGGGTCTTATGAGCCCCGGCCAAACAATTGATAAATTAAGAGCAGCAGCTGCAGGTTTACCTAATCTGGCTGGTGAGGGTGTTGATTTATTTGTTCAAAACTTTGCCGACACTGTTGCTTCCGGTGCAAAAACATTATTTGAGTTAAACAGGGGAACAGTTATAACTCCACGTATGGAGCTAATGTTTGAGGGTGTGGGTCGAAGAAACTTTAGCTTTACTTTTGATTTTATACCTAAAAGTCAAGAGGAGGCTAAAATAGTAAATGATATAGTGTACAACTTTAAAAAATATATGATGCCAGAATTTAGTAATCCCCAAACAAGACGAGAGATGAATATTCCGGCAACATTTGAAATATCTTACCACTATCTGTCTGCGGAAAATCCTTTTCTTAATAAAATATCAACTTGTTTTCTTAAACAAATGGATGTAAAATATGGTGGAGATAGATTTACAGCATACGAAGACACACCTGTTGGTGACGATGCATCTAAAGCTGCGGGTAAAAGTGGAAATCCACCACAAAAAACCCAGATAACATTAAACTTTACAGAACTTGATACGCTAAGTCGTAAGGCAATTGAGGAGGGACACTAAAGGTGTATTTTAATAATTTTCCTCTTATCCCATATGATTCTGTTGGAAATGGTGAGTTTAAAGTTGTCACCAATCTTCTGAAACGTGTTGGTGTTCGAGCAAAAGTAAAAACTAACACAGCATTATTTGATACGTATGATGTGATGGAAGGCGAAACACCAGAGATGATTGCAAATAAACTTTACGGTGATTCTAATTTACATTGGGTAATTTTATATCTAAATAATGTAACTGATAGATATCATCAATGGCCTATGACGGGAGGCCAGTTCTTAGCTTTTCTTAATGACAAATATTCTAATCCAGATGCCGTCCATCATTATGAAATAACACAAACCTCTGGAGACACAAGTTTAAAGATTAATATTGGTCCAGACAATACAGACCATCCGACTGCCACACCAATTACTAATCGTGAGTTTGAAGAGGAAAGACAAGATACCCTACGTAAAATTAGATTGTTGGACCCAGCTTTTCTGGATCAGTTCGTTGGAGAATTTGAAAGTTTAATTAAAGAAAGTATATTATAATGGTTAGACCCATAAATGGAATTGTTGCAGCAGGAGATTTTACTCTTGATGTGGCAAAACTGTTAACATCTGCTGGTATAGAAATCGATATTAAAGCAAATATAATGCAGATTAATATCGTTGAGGATATCAAAAGAAATAGTATAACAGGTGAAATGTTAGTTCAAGATGCTGGAGCTTTTGTAAATCGTGGGCCAATTATAGGACAGGAATATTTTCAATTAAAAGTAAGAACTCCCTCACTGGAAAATCAAGAAGAGATAATTGATTTCACTGAAAATATGTTACTTATCAATTCTGTGGACAACAGATCGGAAGTTGGTAATGACATATCTCTATATGCACTATCATTTACTTCTTCGGAACTTGTAAAAAATCAGAGAACACGGGTAAATAAATCTCTTCGAGGCAGTTTTTCTGAAATTGTAAAAGAGATGTTAGAGACTGTAAATTGTCAAAAGAGAGTTTTTCTTGAGCCCACTCGCGGTAGTAAAAGAATAGTCGCACCAAATATCACACCGTTTGATGTTATCAATTTAGCTGCGAAGAATGCAACATCTGTTCATAACGAAACATTTACACCAAATTATTTATTTTTTGAAACATTAAAAGGTTACAACTTTAGAAGTTTATCTAGTTTGTACGCACAAGCAGTTGTCCAAAAATACGATACATTTATACCAGGCACTCAAGCTTTATTTCCAGATAGGATTGAAAGAGAGTTCCAGCAAATATTAGACTTTGGTATGGTTAGTGGAAATGATAGTTTATTCAATCACACCACAGGAGTTTTCGGGTCAAAACTCATATCTCATAACATTTACACTAAGTCTTTTGAGGAATACACATACAATTATTTTGATAATTTTGAAAATGAAAAACACATACTAAGTTATCATGGGGGAGGCTTTCCTATTTTTAGTGAAACTACTATTGAGAGACAAGCAAAATCTAGAGTTTCAGATTTTCCCTCTAGAACCTTTTTAACTTCAGTTTCTAAATTTGAAACAGATAAGAATAATACTGAGCTAAATGGGACTGAACCACATGCCGCATTTGATCCAGAAAACACTATACAAGAAAGAGAATCTACTCTAAATCAACTAGAGAGGGGAATTTTGATAAATATCATTGTGCATGGTAACACTATGGTAAATGCTGGAGATGTGGTGGAAATAGATATTCCCCTCACAACAGCTTTTGAAATGCAGGAGGAAGAGCTAGGAGGTAGCGATAGATTTTACTCGGGCGTGTTTTTGATCAAAGAAATTAAACATAGCTTTGATTTTGGAGAAAAGAAACACAAATCAATTTTAACACTTGTTAAAGATTCCCTACCGATAAAATTGCCTGAGGTGACTGATCAAGAGGAACCGAAGCCAAACAAATTATTAAATGTAGTATCTGATAAAGATATACTATATCCACAACGATAAGAAAGGAGAATGTATCTAAAAAAACAATACCCAAAAATTGATCTGAACTTAATCAACAAAAGGAATTACAAATGTCAAAAATGCAAAATCGTATTAAGAAGATGAACTTTCAAAAACAAGAACGTAGATTCGTAGAAGAACTTTCAGATGATGATAAATACATTATAGAAATAGCAGGGTATAAAAAAGATACATTACGGAGCAATTATGAAAACCTTCCTAGAGTTGCAAGAGGGACTACAAGACCCCAACATTTTTAAAGCATTTTTTCTAGCCGGTGGACCTGGCAGCGGTAAATCATACGTTGTCAGGGCTACCACTGGTGGCACTGGATTGCGTATTGTCAACTCTGATGATATTTTTGAAAA